AACTGCGCGCGCAGGCGTGCGACTTCCATATTACGCATGTGCGCACGTAGCAAAATCTATGCCAGAAAAATATTTTTATCGCCTCCTTTTGCTAAAAAATGCTTTGGCTTCCAAAAACGCCTCTAATTTCAATTTTACTGTGCTCGGTTATGGAAATATATACTAAGGCAATTAAAGTTAAAGTTAGAGGCAGTTTTGGAAGTTTTAAAGGCATTCCTGACTCAAATCAAACCTCCCCTAAACCAAAATCGATTTTAAGCTGCTGTAGCTGCCCATACATATAGCGTGAGCAATATAAAAATACAGCGGCGTAGGAGAATCATACTAGACGATGTTTAAATTGCTGTAGATGCCAGAAAATGATATGTTCACCGCGTGTACGGGGCGAAAGCGCTGGATGTCGATATATTTCCCATAGCCGCGCTATTCTGTAACTTCTGTTGCATATAGTAGGATTGATTTGGCCACGCCGTTTTACGTCCGAATTGCTTATAAGCACATCCGATCAATAATTGCATCGTAACAATTATTATAAATATGTTTTTATTTAACATAGTACGTCACCTCCCCCTTAGATGTTATCTCTGCTACGTAATTTTCCGCCATCAAAAACCCAAAAAACCGTCTTTGAACGGCGTCTTCAGGATATCTCCCGAACGCTGACTTAAACACATCAGTCAGACGGCGTAAAGAGACGCGCTTCCCTCTAAAGTAGCCGATACACAACGCTAATTTATATGCTTCCGTATTTTCTGGAAACATATTTAGATAATCACACTCTTTCTTTGCCTTTCGAGAGTATTTAGGTGCCTCTCTCGGTTTAAACTCTTGAAAAGCATCTTCACTTTCGAGCCCCTCTCCCTTAGTATAATATTTTAAATACTCATCGGGATTGTTCTTAATCCATTCAGCAGCGTCGCTGTAGCCCAAATCCCGGGCTTTCTTCGAGACAACATTGGGATGCGACATGTAGTAATGGATGTAACCAGTATTCGTATAAAACCTCTCCACGGCTAGAATACCGATTAGTACGATATCATCCATCTATTCTACCTCCCACGCGATTTTCATGTAGATATTTAAGTTACATTTCATTATTGTTCCTCCTTTCAGTAGAATAATGACTTAACAATACTGGAATACGAATGATGCAATTATTATGCAACGAGGCGAAAATTTTAAAGTTATAGACTAAACATACATAAAGCGGCAAAAAGCTAACTACATAAATGTTATTAGCAGAAGATACGTTTGTTAACTTCTTAATTGAAATTGTTGATGCGGGAATTATTATCCGGTCTCATGCAACTACAGATGAAACTTAGGTATATACATCTGCTATGCGCACTGAAGACGGGACAGGTATTAGTGCTGATTTTACGATAAGAGTTAGACAGCGATCTTTATGGTCGCTGTCGGATGCTACAAATTTAGTTATTAACGGCTAATCACTTATCTTCCCACGCTTTTGAGTACTCATGGTTCCTAAACGCATGGGCAATACCAAGCTGCTGTTTAAGGCGTAGATACTCTTCAGGTTCCATCCCTAGATTCTCACATATCTCATTATCTCCAACACCTAAATCCCCAAGATTAACTACTAAATCGCTCATACTTTCCACTTGATGCATTCCTTTTATCCGATTCATAAGAACGGTTAATTGAACAGCTTCGTGGTACGGTATATCCAATTGAATAATAGATACTCTATTAGCTCCTAATCTTTTTAGTGTCTCATATCTATGGAACCCATCGACAATTCTATACTTATCTTCGATGCTATGGCAGTATGAATTCCTGTTCAACGTTAATAACCTCAACAATAAGAAAGAGGTTGTTGAAGGGTATTTACACATGAACGGGTGTGGTGTAGCCCACACCAAAGAAGAACTGGACAGAGTTAGAGGTCTGTTATGACAATCTCTAAGAACATAATAACAGGTATAAGAATGGCCATGCTGGCATACGAGCCCACGGGGCATTACGAATATTATACCCAATATCCCATGGTTATCGCCAGAATGGCAAGAAATATGGGATATCCTAATTCTTATGCCTGGATAAAGGATAATCTTGAGTTGTACACAAAGATTTTTGTTACTCAGGAACTGAAGATTAAAGATATGCCAGCCTATGGAGTCAAAATGAAGGCTAAGAAAGCCAAACCCACTCAAGTTAAGGGGTGGGTAGACATCTCAAATATCTTTAACAAAAACAGCGAAGCTTATAGGATCGCTGTCATATTCAGCTATTTCAGAAATAACAAGGTATCTTTAGAGACTGTTAATTCCTATTACAAAGATACCTTTCAGATAGAAGTTGAGGGTAGCAGTACAGCACTCGTAGCAGCTATCTTACAGGACAGAGGAGGACTGAGCCATGTTGTTGGTACGACTCAGTACATTGTTTATTAGTCTAATGCTACTCGGATGTTCAGGGGCAGCGAACAGCATCGGGCGCATGACACTATCCCCGAATGGGGGCTATTATATGCAAGGCTGTGCTCCACAGCAATATAACAGAAATATCTATAACAGCGCATTTGCGCCATATGTTACGAGGTAATTGCGAGGAACCTTACTCCACCACACTGTAATATTATTCCCGAATTGCTGTTATTACTATATTTCTTGGTGATACACATTTCTTGGCATAATACATACATAATTTTATCTTTTCTAGAGATTCTGTTTCTGCAAATATCTTCGATTCTTGATATAGACTAAAACACCAAGAGGCGTAATCTCCCAGTTTATCCTGTACTGCTTGGGGTATATCATATTTTACTTTCCCACTGCAACATGGAATCATTATGAGCGCCTTCGGGTTTAGCTGCCTAAACATTTGAACAAGGTACTTAGCATTAGCACATGGGTGTGAGGAGATTAATATACCCCCAGAAACATCCCTGTGCTTCAGGATTGCTATATCTGCCTCTAGATACTGAAACCGATCTATCTTCTCCCATTCTCGCACTCTTTTATGTATATCAACAGCAGTTACGTTAGCCCTTTTATACATATGTGTAATTAACACACCGGCAAGACCATTTCCTGCACACAGATCATATATATTGTGCAGTTCAATACCCAAACTACCCACTGTTCGTATGAGGGCATTTAGTATTGTCATAGCTTCTGATATTTCCTTTTCCATCTTGGGTATTGGACTTAGCACGGTTAATATATCATTTGCACACTTTAACGCTTTAAACTCATTTAGATATGTCATACATAGCTCCTCCATGTTTTGTCCACAAATTAAGGTAGACTCTTCATATACAAGAGTGCCCTTGCCTCCTACATTACAAGGTAAATTTTCTTTATAGCTTTTCACCTTTAACAAAGCCCCACATTTTTCTAAAGGCATCCGCCTCTTCTGCGGTCGCTATGTTAAATATAGGAACTAGCTTGCCGCCCCCTAGATCAAGCTCTAAGTTGTGTATGTGAAAAAGACCCCCTAATGACCAGTCACATCCCTTACCTTTATACGACTTGAATCTTCAAGCACAAGAGAAATGTGCGTATTTGGCAGCTTCCTCTTCGGACATATCAAACCACTTCATAAAACCTTCCTGTGATTGAAGATTTCCGCAGCTTACACATTTGAATACTACGTCCTTACTCCTAGATGCGCCTTGTACTTTACATGCTTGCCTAAATTCCTCAAGGGATATTGTTCTTTTGACAGAAGGCTTTACTGCGTTTTTTATCATGACCAATCCTTTCCTATTTCAAATTACTCCCGCGTTATTAAGAGATTTTTGAATCTGTTCTTTTAACAGGCAGATAGAAGTCTTTAAATTAGATATATTCTTGCCTTCCTTAAGCATATTGTCCGCCATTATCTCTAAGATAAAACTTCCTTCATATTTGTTTATAAGCAGCTCGTTGATGTACATCTCCCACGGCAAACTAGATTCATCGAGCGTACAATGATCTCTGACATCATGTATGCCGTGCACATGTGCGTGCGCTATTCTATCTATACCGCCTGTGGGCAATGGGGTGCTATCTGCCCCTGCCAGATTGTTTAGATACATGTGTCCTATGTCCAAGCACATACGCATGTCTACAGCATGGGACAGCTCACTTAACTCTTTCCATGTGTCGGCTATTCTTATCTCAGTGGCCGATCTTTGTTGCAGCTCAAGAACTATTTCTATATTGGTGCCCCTAAGCCGGCATAGATAACGATCTAAGAAACATACTGTCCTGCCCAGATAGTCTCCCCTACTATATTTTGTGTTATCAGAGGGCATTGCCCCGTGTACATTACAGATTATATGAGCCTGATTTAACTTGCAAAGTTTGTCAAACAACCTATCAAAATAAGGGTTACATGCTTCTTCACCGTAATCCCAGATAGTGCGACAAGTATATGGATGAATTGATACTTTAAATCCCTCGTTTATGAATTCACATAACTCAGTATAGACCTCTTCTATTGACATGCAAAAGTTAAAAGGCACTTCTAGTGCATCTACACCGATACTCTTAAGATAACTCAGCGGGTAATCCACATTTTTAAAAAGCTCTTTATATTCTGCCCTCTTGTCAAAATCATGAAAGAGCTTAAAGCTTATTCTATTCATACTGCCTCCTTTAACACACTTCTCCTTTACACTAATCTCTTTTATAAATTTTAATTTAAAGTTTACAAATGCAAGTAAATTACAGTTTTTGTCGCTTGTGACGTTTTTGTAATTCAGTTTTTGTCGTACATTATCTTATAATGTGTATGATTAGATAATAAACTAAAGCTAAATTGTTATAATATAAACACATTACAACTTATTATCTTTCTATGTAACCCATGGCACAGTTACTGCATTTATATGTTTGCATAACAAATCCAGTGCGCCTTATGGCGTGAGAGGACTGTGCTCGCAATTGTTTAAAAACAATGCGATACATGAGGAGGGAAAAATCCCTTCTCGAAGGGATAAATAATTTTTAAAGGAGAGTGAAATGACATTAAAAGAAATGTTTATTGCCAAGTATCCATTTATAACAGAGAACGGGGGGCGTTTCCCTGACGCCCACTCTGCCGATATAAAAAGAGGATTAGTTGTATCAAACAATATCCTCTTAAATGTTGTCACGCAGGAATATTTCCCACTAAACAATAGGTGCTCATATTGCACCTTGGCCTATGACTGGCCAGATATTGTTGTGTGGCTAGACGGAAGTCTACTCCACATCCCTAACCCAAACTACGGCAATAAAGAGAAGAATATAAAATACATAGAAAGGTTCAAAAGAATGCGTAAGGCCGTAACGGCGGCGGATGGAGAAAAAGCAGTGACAGATGCTTGCCACCACTTCGCATTCGAACCAAATTTGTTTTGATGGAATTTAGGCGCTGAAGGGGGAAGAGATATAAAAACTTTATCTAGACAGCTTCTGAGAGAGGATCAGCGTGTGATGTTGCTACGCGTTACGCGCAAACTCCAATAGTTCTAAAACAACAAAGGCACGTTCATCACGTGCCTTTGTTGCTCTCGGAGGTTGTAATGTATGTATTCTCGGATACCAGACTATTACATTACAACTATAATACTATATGTACAGATTGTCAATGCTTTTACGAGTTGACAACGAGAGTAACACCTTCAGATAAAGCCCACGACGATTTCTGCCTCGCGTTTATTGTGAAATCAGCTCCTGTATCTGTACCATCTACAGTCCTCATCGCAGATGAATATGTCCATGACTCGTCTGTGGTTCGGGCAATCCGCAATGTTGATCCGCCACTGCTTAATATATCTATACGATAATATTGAAATCCATCCTCATTGCCTCCACCGCCGTATCCACCCTCATAAGCACCATATTTCATTTTGCCGTAACCGACGTACCGATTCCGGCCTCTCCATGATATAACACAATCTACACTATCAGGCAATACCTTATAGTTACCCTGCCCATTAATTTGTAGACTACCGACAGGCGGCATGCGTTTATATCTACCGACTACGTCCACAGACGTCTCAGGCGCATATGCCAAGGGAGTAGCCGCTACCCCTCGCGGAGATACAGAGACTGCCTTAAAGTACAGTCTTTGATATAACTCATTTACAGTATCAAATCCGTAAATAAAAGAGCCTGCTTTTAGCGTGATGACGACATCGACAAGATGTGGTGCAGCAGACGTATTGTTCTGTCCTCGTGTAAGCCCCGAAAAATAGCCCGTCCCATCCCCATCGTCAGTGAAAGTGCTGTACGCCATCTCCTCATCATCTACAATTAATGTGCCGCTCGCGGGAAATGATCCATATATACTTTTGACGTATAAAATTGACGCTGTAGCCGTAATAGACGACTCAACCAATCCAGCATCTGATATATCAAGTGAATCGCCAACATGCTCATAATTCAAATTATCCCCTACGCTCTTATATATCTGAGCCGCCGCCCACCACCCAGGGTTAGTAGGCAAAGAGAATGTCACTCGAATTTCAGGGGCCTCCGGTTTTTCATACGCGTCCAAATGCACCACATGTTCAGGCGGTGCGAATGAGGAGGGTATATAGGAGTCTGTGTTTCCTTGTGACGCTGCTGGCTCATCATGATAGATATTTGCGTTATACTCCCTGCATGTTACGAGCATCTCATCATTCTCTTCCTCTGATATCTCCATTATGCGGAAGAGCTTTCCCGTCCATCCAGGAAGAGAATGTGTAATGTCAATTACATCGCCCACCTCAAACGCTATATTTTGTATGCTTACCCTGAAGATCAATATAATCTGATTTGAAATAGCGCTGTCTAAATAGAATTGCGCAAGTCGGGCAGCTTGAGTCTCGCGAGTTACGCCGTGTAACTGCACATCTAATGACCGTATTTCTGATGTGTCGTCTTGGTTATACTCGTCATTTGCAGTTAATATCCTATGACGGAAATCGTCTTCACGATCTCGAAAGTCAACATTAACACGATTGGGGACGTCTTTTAAAGAGGGTACTGTGTATTGAAAAGAGTCCGCTATTATCGTATCTTCAGTTAAAGATGCAGTACTTGATTCGGATTTCTCCACCTTAAGTTTTATGACGCCTTCAGACCATACCAAAAACCCTCCGAAGGATTGCAGCATCATAACAAGATGGTCAAGAGCAGATTTGGAAGAGCCAAGAACGATATCTAGAGTGTATCTTAAATCCCCTGCCGATATTTCTTCAATACAATAATTATGCGCAGCGATAAATGAGTCTATATCAAGCTTCTCTTCAGGAATGCCCATGCCGTAACGAGTATTTGTTAAAAAATCCCATACACTCGTAGGAGGGGAATTATTAATTACAAGAGGACCGACACTTAGCCTAACATCCCTGTTGACGCCGCCCCCCGAGAAATCCGCCTGAATCAACCTTAGGTATTCATCGTCGTGTGTCAGCGATCCGAGACCGCTATATCTATACGTGAAAACCGGCGTGTCTAACCACACCATCTCGTCTGTTTGAGACGCCCAATATCCGCATATATGACTCCACTGTGAAAGTGCGGCGTCCCATTCATGAGAGGATATCCAAAGATAACCGTTCCATGAAAACATTCCGCCTATTGTTTTGTAAATACTAATGACGGTATCTGTCACCTTAGTGTGAATAGTAATCGTCCCATCAAACGTACAAGCGTATAGGTATGTTTTGTCAGAATCGCCGCTGTTTAGCGCACAAAAATAAAATCTGTCCTCCTCCGTATACTTGACAGGAATAGTCCATCCGCCGCCCCCGAGTGTAAAACTCCCATACAACGTAAAATCGTAATATGTAAATGCTGTTGGATCGTTCTCGTTAGAAATAGCTATGTAATAGCTACTTCCAGTCTTCGTGAATACGACTATTCTGTAGCTATTATTGTTATCGTATTTTACAACGCTCGCCCCGAGCATGGTGTAGGTAGACGGCGTTTGATAACGAAGGGTAGGACTGACAGGAAATGGTGTTTCCCATATTTCCCACTTCGCAGTGGAATTGTTTCCTCCCCCGAAGAAAAGCGTGCTATCGTTTAATGAGGGCGCTACAAATTGGATTTTGGTGTATTGCAAAGACGGCGTACTATAATCATTAAACGTGATGAAGTCACTTGTGTATGTCAAAAAGCAATAAAATGGGCTGTCTCTGAAGGAGCCGTGCCACCACTGGCCTTTCCAGTATATCGCCCTACACAGATTACGTCCGTCCATCTCATTCAGAACACTAAAACCGTTTCTCTGCCCCAGATACGTCCACTGCTGACTCGCCTTCGTCCACTTATAATATTTAGTCCATTGGCTAGTTCGGTTGAACCATACAGCAAGTAGTTCTGTGCCGTCGGCATTCGGATTTGGGTAAAAGTGACTTTCAGTGCCTGTATATGGCGTTGCTAAGTAATCCTCCCAACTTCCGCCGATAGAAACATCCCCTACTATTTCCGAATCAATGCCATGTATAATTGCAGACAACGTCGGAAGTCTATTCATTTGACCCAGAGACCCCGTAAAGAGCAAATACGCTGTATTTCTCCACAAAGGGGGATTTGTAGGAATAGCGGATTGCACATTTGAGTTGACAACTTGAGTAGTTGATCCTACATAGCCGACCCAACTATCCCCCTCATTAGCTGTAACATCAGCGTCATCGACGTATACATTTACAATATCTACTATCTCACCTTCTGCGATACCAACAGCAAAATCAGCGAAATATTCAACCCACTTAGATGCACCACCTCCACCGCCGCCCTTTCCCCCGCCGCTTTCCTTATGCGTTTTAGATCGTGTGTTACCTATCCATATAATGTTTCCAGGAACCTTATTCCTACCATATACAATAGGCACAGGAAGATTGCGCTGAAAAGTATTGAAGCTTAAATCTTGTGTATCAATATCCTGGCCGGGTGTTTTAGGCGGATCAATCATGCCGCCTATACCGTAGCCCAATGACGCTCCGTACAGAGCCCCTGCAGGACCTCCGGCGAAAAAGCCGACAACGCCGCCTACAACAGCGCCTGCCGCTTGTCCTACTGTCACTCCGCCGCCCATCTCTTATGCTCCTCAACCATAAATTTAAGTCTATAAGTTTCTGAATATGTTGACGCCCAGAAATGCTTAGTGAGATCAGAAATTAACACTTCGAATTTTCCTCCTGCGTAGGAGTGTATAAATTCAACACGTGAAATCCACACGCCTAAGTGATTTACATTCTCGTGATTAATTCTAAACGCGCATATGTCCCCTGCGGTTTTAGCGTCATGAGTCGTCAATACGCAATAGGTGTTCAACACAGACTCGCATTTCCTAGGGTTGCCTAATTGCCAATTATACGAATACGCCTCATCAATTTCATGCGGGATATTGTACCCTAGATTTCTATACATTGAGATTATAAGACCTTGACAGTCCACGCCCAATAGCGTGCGCCCCATATTTCTAAACGGCACACCTATCCAACGTTTAGCCTCACAATTGAGCGCTCGGCTAAAACGATCAAGGGAGCTAAATGAAAGGTTGCTCAGGGATATTAACGAATCCGCCATAGTTTGCCCAATTGCTGAATTTATTTACACAATCCGATTGTGTCTTATCGCAACCTCTATAGATCGTGTATTGAGATGTATTATCAATTGCCACGGGGAATCCGATTCTAAATGTGACTGTCTTTGACGATTGAACGAAATCCAAAATCGGGCGAGACAATCCGCTATTGGTTCCGCCCGTAACCTTCACAAATCCGTTGTTCCAGTAATCGTCTGCTTGATTCAAATTCACGGTATCCACAAGTGTAGTAACAGTTCCAGATGTGGCCGTCCCTGTACCTTTATTTGCCGCTGACTCCCGATTTACAGTACACCACGTATCGCCCAATTTGTAGTTACACGTTTGTTTAAATGTTCTACCTGGATAACGCTTCGTTATAGCATCCAAAGAGCTAACGATTCTAACCAGTACTCTATCTTGATCAATCGCTATCGAATCCGCTTTCCCGTCGAAAGTAACAATGTAATTGTCCGCACTGCCGAGATAACCCCTAAATACCTTCTTAATAACAATTCTTTTTCCTGGGAGAGATTTAGATTGTATCAACTGGGAGAAGCTTTTATCTACATTATCAAGCTGCACGCTGATCTCGTCTACTTTAGAATCTATTGATGTGCTTACACGTGTGCGGCTGATGCCTAAAGCAGTATATGTCTGCGATCCAAATGTTATATTCTGTTCCGCATTTGCATAATAATAAGTGATACCCTCAAGATAAACCTCATAGAGTTCGACAGGAATATTCTGCTCAGATGATAGTACACTTACGAGTGCTGCGGGTATAGTACGAGACATTTAAAACACCTCAACGAATGTTATTCCCGATCCGTACACCATATCCGCGGTGTTATCCTCGGAATAGTCATCGGCGGATAAGCGTACCTTATATGCTATTTGTACCCAAACGACCTGCCCCTTGGCGCTGGCAATTGTGTATGAGTAAGATAGCGCTCCTGTAAGGATTATGCGATCGGGAGAACTCGCTAATGAACTGACTTGCTTTACCTCGTGATTTGTACCGTCTGTTATATATATATAATTTCCGTGTGCCCCTGCTGTAGCAGAGAAACGATCCTTCTTCTCCGCGTAAAGTGTAGTACCGCCGGAATAGTTCTGTGTCAGTTTCGTGTCGTGCTTAAATGACGGGAGCCAGAAATAATCGTACTTGCCCTGCATATTCTTAACAAAATTCCATATGTCACCAATCACCCCACGAGAGGACAAATACCTTTGAAACTTTAAATTCGCTGTATATTTCGGCCTCGCCCACTTTGCTCGCCGCTGCTCTTTACCTGACTCGAACGTGGTAACTAGGGTTCTATGCGTTATTCCAGAATTTATTTCTGTATAATCGGGCTCCCATATGAAAATGTCTGTGGCACCCATGTTAGAGAGTCCTCCGTAAACCTGACCGAACTTTCCCTGCACCGGCGGCATCGGCAGTTATTGTATTGATGATGGCATCCGGATTTTTAGCTATATAATTCTGAAACAATGTAGGATCGATAAAGTTGACTATAGTTCCAGAAGCTGACTGCGAACCTTCGTTCTGAATCGGTTTACCGAATTTGTTAATCGCCGCGATCTGACCGGCCGTTTCTCTCGTAACAGCGCCTTTACGCACTACAAATTCCCCTCCCTTCAAATTCGCCCTTACATTATCGCCTGGCCCGCTCGCCCCAAATACAGGTCCGCCAGCAGCGAAACCTGGTATTAAACCGCCTGTTTCCATGGGTATAGGAACACCTCCGGCTGCCTGCAATGCTTTGAAAACCATCCATTTCACAATCATTTGAGATACGGCTTGTATAAATGATTTTGCCATACTTCGTGCGAAGTTGTCAAATCCCTGTTTGAAATCCTCAAAACTATTTATTTCTCCCATCAGAAATCCGGATAACGCGTCTGACATACCGTCCACAGTCTGGTTGAAACCGGACTTAACGACATCCTGTGACATCTGAAACAAATTCACTTGTGTATTAGCAATATCCTGAATGCCCGATTTAACTCCCTCACTTACGCTCAGCATGCCTTGAACGGCGTTTTGGCCGCTCTGTGCGATTATATCAGCTTTATTCTCCTCACTTATAGACGCTATCTTGTTTACTGTATCATAGTACTCCTGATTCGCCTCAGTCATTGTAGACAGCTTTTGTTTTAACGCTTCTACCTCTGCCGCAGATTGAGCTTTTTTGAAGTCCGCCAAGCTTTTATCGAGGTCTTTAATCTCCTCGACGTATATAGTCTCGGCGAGCTTTCTATCATTCAGAATGTCCGCGTTCAAAAGCATGTCTTCCTGAAGGCGCTCTTTCTTCCATTCGTAATAGCCGTCCCATCCAAAGCCAAGAGAGTCTCTCAACGCGGTCTCTTGGCTCAATAAGCTTTGCTGATCCTGAAATTCCTTCACAAGCTGATCATTACGGTCTTTAGCCTGCTTATCCGCATACTCTTTCTCTATGTTAAGTTTGCTTGCCTGATACCACGCCGTTAAAGAAGCGTCTTCGCCGAGAAGACGCTTGCGCTCCTCAAACTCAGTTTTGAGATTTTCAAGCTTCGCCTCTTTCTCCCTACCTGCCAATTCGAGCATCTCTACTGATATATCTCGGCGTAACCGTGCTATCTCCTCCTGCTTTCGCTTCTCCTCGTCAGCAGCTTTATCCCCCACAAAAGGTTTAAGGCTTAGAATTTTTTGCCGTAATTCTTCTTCTTTAGACAGTGCCTTGCTGGCAGCGTCGATACTTTTTATCTCTTTATCACTCCCCGCAGCAGCGGCTTTATTCCGCTCTTTGATAATTGTCAATGCCTCTTGAAGCGACGCGGCTTGAATCCCATATTTTTTATTAACTTCGTCGAGTTTTCTGGCTAGACCCTCTGTATTAGCCTCTGATTTGGAAAGGTCTATCCCTGCAAATCGAGCGATACTTCCAATCGCTTTCTGCGCCGCCTCATCGATCCCTTTAAATGTAGATCGCAAAAGTTCTCCTATTGTCCAACCGATCTCAAACGCTGCGAATAGTGCCGCTCCTTTTGCAGCAAGAGCGCCGAAACTTTTTACAACTTGAGGGGTCACGCTCGCCAGACCGCTAAATGTTGCCGCCAATCTATGCCACTGCGAAATCAGTAGCAGCGTGGGCCCTGCTACAGAAGCTAACCCGACAGTCAACAGTGATAAAGCGCCCACTGCTTTTTTAAGGGGCGTAGGCATGGCAGAAACTATACGTGCTATACCACCAATTGTTTCCGAAAATAATTTGATTATAGGGAGAGAATTTTGAAAGGTGTCGATTAGAGCTACTTTGATACTCTGCTCGGTCTGCTTGATCTTAAAAGACGCCGATTCTTGCGTCATGTTAAATAACTCCTGCGACGTGTTTCGATCATTTAGGATATGTGTGCTTTTGTCAATCGTATCGTTATGCTTTGATACGATAACATCTAACGCTCGTATAGCGCGCTGCTCACTGAATATTCCGCTCGCCGCTTCGGTTCCTGCCTGACTTATTAGCTTCAGAGCGTTTTGAAAGCCTAACTGTTTAATTGTATTTATGTCCAATTCCGCTCTAAAACCGACGGCCTTCTCTGTTATACTTGCGAATGCTTCTCTAGCTTCTTTAGTCGGACTAGTGAAGGAATTCAGCACCGCTCCTAGCGATGTTACCGCCATGTCCGTGCTGCCTAAAGACAGAGTCAATTCGGCGAAAATAGCAAGCAAATCGTTCAGCGGGATGCCCAACTGCTTTCCTATCGGGATTACCCGCCCTATCGATGCGGACATCTCCCCCATTGTTGTACGCGCATAGTACACTGTGTTCGACAACATATCTGATACTAGCGCAGCATCCGTTGCCCCATCGCCATAGGCTTTAAGCGCCGTTAACATCGCGCCCACAACGTCTTTTGTTTGTGCAAACTGCCCCGCGGCGACTTGTGCGGCGGCATTCACAAGTTTAAGGCCGCTCTCGGCACTGTGTCCCGCGGACAATGTATCGTATAAACCATCCGCAAGTGTTTCTGTAGACTGACCGAAACGTACAGCCATATCTTTTAGCTCCGAATTGAAGCGTTGCATATTTTGCGCCACTTCGTTTACAGGAGTATTTACATCGTCTCTAAGCATCGTGGCCACTCTAGCCATTTGCGCTTCATATTCGAGAGTAACTCCTGTCGCTTTCTTCAGAGCTAAACCCGCTGTAGCGGCAAATGCAGATACAGCCAGCCCCGCATTTCGAAATAGTTCGCTATTGTCCTTTGAAAACTGCACAGCCCGCGAGGACAGAACACGAATTTCTTCAGCAGCTTTCTTAAAGCCATCTGTGAATCTAGATAAGTCTACCGACAATCTAACTAATAAATCTGATGCTGCCATTTACCACCTATAGCAAATAAGCCTCCCTAATGTGACAGGGAGGCTTATTCATGACGGGGATGCACCACGTTTCATTCTTCGTAACTTTTCTATATTATATTCAACAACAGAATCATGCGCCGATGAATTATTAACATCTGCACGCCTCTGCCTCTTTTCCAAAACCTCTAATAAGCTATTTAGTTCAAGTCTAGAATGCGCTTTAACCTCATCTATTGTCCAACCAAACCGGTCGCAGAAGAAAAGGATATACTCAAACTCTGTTACGCCTTTCCCGCTTTCCCTACCCCCCTCTTGCCAATCAAGCGTTGGGATATAGAGGACAAAAAAGGGGTGAGTATTTTAATTATCAACTCACTATCTAAACTGTTATTTACCCACTGCTCATCCTTACACAGTAATATCGCTACAATGCTAGTTATACATTCTGGTGCGTGGTTTAAAATCTCGGGCAGCATATCTACTACACAACCCGAATCAACCGCCGCGGGGTCCCGCACAGCATCTTTTACGAATTGGATTAGACCCGGTATACGATCTGTCAGGCCATGTATCTTCGCTAACACAGCCTGCTCGGTCTTCCAGCTTATTCGGATAGGGATTATTACCTCTTCCCCCTCCAGAGAAAGTACTTTCTCGACGACGTCCAAATTGACTTGCATGAGAGTCTAGCTCCTCTAAATCAACGATGTTATTTTTGTTCCAGTATTCTATAAAGCTGTTTTCCGACAGCGAGAGGGGCAGCGTTCCAATCTGTAGTTGCCACTAACAAATCGAACACATAAGGTATCTCATGAGGGTCATCACCAAATGTGAGCGTGAATTCTCCCGCGCCGCGGGCTTTCCATAATTTCCATGTAATTGTCTTGCCGTTCGGTTTTGTGTGAACGAACTTCAAGGCTACTTTCTTGAAAGTCAATTCGCCTCCGAAATCAAATATGTTGTTGGATGCGTCACTATATACTGACCCTGCACCAAGCGCATATGCTATGTTATTGAGATTCCATTCAAGGCCGTTAATAGTCAGTGTGCCGGTTTCTTGAACAGTGAAAGTTTCTACCAAGGTACGAGGTATACCCTGCATTATATCAACTTTCTCGCGCGTAGTAACCAGCGTCATGCCAGATCGCACAGCGCCTACATCCACTGTAGGCTCTGAACCCTCAGGGCCCATATATAAAATCCCAGGCCCGATAGAAAATTTATTAGTATCATAACTCGGTAAATTATATGACATTATTCACCTCCTGAGCCCAATCTGACTCTTGTTGCAAAGTGTTTTTCTTAGCGCATCTGCGGCAGGTTACTGTCAATTTACCCCCTGTCGCCTCAATGTACAGATCACGATGTTTGATTCTTACAGTTTCGCAATTATTATCCATAAATCCTAGCAAGCACCGGCAGCTTGAGCATTCCCATCTGAAATCGCTGCACGGAAACGGGCTTTTATTTCCCTTACCATCTGTACCTTCTAAGAGGCTACTATTTTTATTCATTTTCGTTTTATACCTTAACCATTACCGCCGACCATGATGCCATGAAATAGTGCAGATCGTCAGAATTGTCATAGTTGTAAATAGGCCTTGAATCTTCATGACATACGATATTGGCCGTAAGAGGATCGTCACTTATTCTAGCAGCGTGTAATACATTCATTATAGCACTATACACCTCATATGCCTCGTCTATAGATTTGCCCGACCACGTCCAGAGTCTGAAAGTCAGTGTCTGATACTTCTCGATTCTCGAAACCATGTTACCGCTTGCATCAAAATTAGCACATGGGAACAGCGTATCTTTTATTGCAGCCAACTCGCCATAATGAAATCTATCGCGTATCAACGCCGCAGTTATAGGATCAGAGAGAACAGCAGATTTTACTATATCTATAAACGTAGTCACTTCAACACTTCTTTCATCATCGCTTGAAGCGAATCCCTCTCCGCCTTCATTGTTTCTGTCAACACGTCACGACTGACCATTTTTCGTGTTCCCATAATCACGTATTTGGCGTATTTGCTGTCTTTATTGAGACCTACAATTCCATCCATCCTATCCGCGCCTAGAATCCCCATTTTCTCCTGTATTTGCAGCTTATGATATACTTCACTTTTCAAGTTTCCTGTATGCGTATGTATATTATACTCAGGAGTATGTAATTTCTGTCGCGCCGGAACGCCCTTCGCAGCCTCCCACGACTCCCGCTGACCTCCTTGAAGGCCGTAGGGATGCCCCATTTTAGCCATATCCTTTAATGTGTGATCACTTAAGGACATATTATTCAGCACAGATTTCTTTAAGGATAAAGTTACTTTCTCAAGCGCTTTTCCCACTTTACGCCTTACAAATCTATCAAATAGATTTATGCTTCGAAGTGTTCCGCTCGGATTGACGACATCTATTTTCATCCCAATATAACCTTGCCAGAACCCCGCTTCTTACGTGTGGAGGAGAATGTTTTAAATGTAAACATATCGTATTGAGCGAATGGCGTCGCCCCCTCTGTTATTTTAAACCGAATCGGATAGTCTGTATACGATATACCAAGCCTCAAATCTTTTCTACCGTAATCAGATCCGAACGTGTTTATTAGAGTTTTATCTGGATAATCAACTCCCATTTCACAGTCAGGTAAATCTTTAGTCCTCGTCCCTTCGACCCGAAACCACTGACTGCTTAGAGCGGTCAGTGTCCAAATTTCTGTTAGAGTGAAATCGTCATTAATAGTTATTGCAGATACAGTCCCATCACCCGTATTCCCTGACACGGCGGACGGCGTACTCGCCGACGCAGGGAACCGAAGCGCCCCTAAGGCCCTCATGGCCCTATCTTTGTATATCTTGTCGGGGAGCTTTCTCTTAGTACCCGCGCTGAATGATCCTTCTAACACGTTCGATATTGCTAAATCGACCTCTATGTACTTCAACTCAGGTATATTCGAGATGGACGCGGGCGTTAACGTTCTATCTTTCAAGAAACTATTTATACTTTGATATGCCCTATCTCTGGCGCTATTTAACACAGACGTGATGTTCGCGGACGACAACTTAGCATCTAGAAATAGCTGTAGGGATTCCCCGCTATCTAATATTAAATCGCTATTGACGCTGTACGACATTGTCTCTCCGCATTTAAACAGTGCATAATTGTATTAAATACTCGTGCGGGTTTAATATTCTCTCCGCATAAAGCTGTTTTGCCATCATCGCAAGGTTTCATATACCAACAAGGGCTCCTATCGCACTCCTTGTCTTGTATTACTACAGCATTTTTATAATCTTTAGTGCGGACAGCGCCATCGATATGAGTGAATAACCAAATCGTTGGGACCCCCAGGGAAGCCGCCGAGTGCATGGGACCTGTATCTACGCCAACAACAATATCGCACATTGATAGCAGGGCCACCACTTGACCCATTGTGTATCCAAATATCTTCTTATCCTCGTATCTACGCCAGGCGTAAGAGCCTAACGAGTTGAAGATCAGATTCGTGGAGCGTAATTGCTCACTGCACATCTCAGACACGATCTCAAAGTGCCCCCAACTTCGAATAGGCGCGCAGCTTTCGGGAACGAAGCCTATAATCGGTCGCGAAAACTTACGCATAAACTCTTTTGCCCAAGACAAGTAAACCTTGTTAACAGGCTGACAGGGCTTAAAATAACGACTATACGAAGTTTCGCACTCACCACAAAATATCTCCGTTCGATTCTTATCAACATTCGGCTGTCTAGAAATCTCATGCTTAATGCACGGACTCGTCAAGTTTACGAAGGCATCGAAAGAACTTTTCGAAAAAGAATTCAATTCCATATATTCAATTTCAGGATCACAATCTACTAGCTCTTTAAATGCCAATGGGCACGAGTATATTACTTTTGAATTCTTGTATTGTCGTTTTAATGCCCTAGCAGCGGAGAATGACATGACAATGTCCCCCCATCCTCCTTTAAGCCTATACACCCCAATGGTCGGAGTATCGCGAGTTAATGCAGTAGTAAGTTTATATTTAGCATCTGTGATACATATTCTAAATATCCACGTGTTTTCTACGCGCGCTTTTAGGGCAAAATATTTGGATGACGACATCTGCGTTGCAGATACAGGATCATTCGTGTGAATCAATTTGCCGTGGCATTTAACATTATGAATGCCGTCCAGCATCATCAAATCAAAGTCCGCCACTTCGAAAACATCGGGATGATCAGTTACTTTTCTGAGCAATGTCGGATCGGTAATTTGCAGCCAACACATTTTAGGAAATGTGTACTTATGATTGTTGACTTCGACAATTTTCTCATCTGCACTTAAAGTATACCTGACCCACATGGCTTAAGTCCTTTTAACGACTTTACCTTTTAATGCGGAATTGCTAGGCGTCTTGCGGGCATCCTCTACCTCCTTCATAACCGAAAGTACTAGTCTAGTTACGGCGTCAGCGGAAAGAGAGTACCCTTCAACCAACTTCTTGAACTGCATTTTGAAAAGCTCCGCGGGCTGAAAAGTCTGTTGACGAAAAAGAAAGCAGCCTTTGTAATCCCTAAGTAAAAATCCCACAGTTTCGGCTTTTATATCTATGCCCGAATATCTAACTTCACCTTTTGAAAATACTACAACACGTTCCAGATCATCGCTACTGTACGGGAGGATAGTAAACTCCTGCGAATCTCTACCCCCCACGTATTCAATAGCATCTATATTACACTGTACGTCTTTGCGCATCTGTCTCAACCTCCTTTACGCTGTAGGATCGGTAGCAGCGGTGACAATCTGAACAAGGGCTTTATGGTTCATCACAGCGTCTGCCCACGCAGCGCCTGTAGCAATACCACGTTTGAAACCGTAATCTGTTACTTCCTCATTCCAAGATATGTCCTCGCCAAGCCCGCGACATAACGCCTCGGCACCCATTGCTATAGCACGGGCATAATAAACAACGGGCGAATTAGCATTTTGTGCCCTTGGGCAAGAATTGGTAGTGGCTATAACAGCCCCGCCAAACTGCCCTAGAGCGTTTGAGAAGATGGGATTATCTGCGCCCCTGACGTTGCCTTCCCGCTGTGCAGAAAGCCATTCAGAGTCTTTCACAAGGTTATATTTCTGATGGGTGTGAATCAAGATCACATACATACCGTCTTCCCCACCGATCTTCTCAATATTGTTCGCCTCAAGCTTATTAACAGCCTTCCTGATTTCTTCGACGCCGAAAGTATCTGAAGAATCAACCGTATTTACACTTGTTGCGTTACCTCCGTAAACCACGGATATAGTACCCGCTTCCCACCCTACAGCACCCGTGGCGGCGGCAGCGGTCCAAAGAGAGTCATCCATCTTCCTAGCCATCCACTTGCCCAGTACAAGTCTCCCTTTATTCCTGAAGTCTTGCGTTACTTGCACATTGGCTTTATGAGTTTCTGCAACAGCATGCCTGTACCATTCAGGCGCAACGGAAATATCACGTGGAGATAACTTCTCCTCGTTCCCTTGCAGAGTGGACTCCCCTGAAACTCCCGATCCAGTAAGATTCGCCAGTTGGCTTATCTTGATAGTCGATCCAGGGCCGTTCAAAACCTCCCGTTTCAAAATAACGGGCATTCCCGATCCTTCATCCCCGATGTAACGCTGCCACGCTAATCGGTTCTGTGCCTCCTCGTAGACCAGCAGAGACCAGATAGTTGGTATCCATTTAGTAAGATCGCTGACAGTATTCGCATTTAAATCATTTAATGACGGCATTTTTAATTCTCCTTAACGCATTAGTATCACGTAGGAGTACCAGACTCATCCGTTTCTATTTTAATCTTTCAATCTGAGCTTCGAGCTCGCAAATCCTTTTAATATCCTCGCTTGCCAATTTACCCTTTTTCATTATTCGCAATATCTCGCTGGCCGGACTCCCTGAGCCCGGGAGCGGCCCTGCTACAGGTAACTGGGCAGGGGTGAAATTCTCTTTTAAGAATACATCTATGGAAGACGATATCTCTTCGGGGGATTTGAATGCCCCATTCTTACCTTTATTCAGCACAAAATATTCAAAGCCAGTTTGCTCCTGAACATTTTTAAATTTATAGCCCGAGTTATACACTTTAGTATACGCGTCGCGCAATAGACGCTCTTTTGTAAGCTCCTCACGAGCGAGCGCCAAAGCCGAATCAGCCTCCCCCTTCTCCCTCAAAAAAGCGCTTTTAAGAAGTTCGAGGCTGCTGCTCGATACGTACTCCCCCGTTTCTATGCGATCCCGTAACTTCTGCAATTTATCTCTAAGTTCATCGCGCTCATTGACGGTAATGTTTAAAGTCGAATCGGCAGATTTTTCGCTCAGTTCGCGCAATCTAACGCGCTTTGAAGCGTTCTCCCTACGCAGTTTTTTAATCTCACCTACAAAGTCTTCATGAGACCACCCGCTGTAGTCCAACTCGTGTTCTGAGTCATGCGTATCTTCGCGGTCCATTATTTAGCCCTACACGCAATTTCAATCTCAGATTCCAAACGCATCAATTCGCCCATTTCGTCACGAGTGCGCACGGGTTTTTTGAGTAGCTCTACAATTCGAGTACTTTTAGTCGATATGTCAGTCGAGCCCTTGTTCCCGTGATCCTCAGCCTTATTTTTCGAAGCGGCATCAGGAGGCGTTTCAGTACCCTTCTTAACACTCTCAAGGAAGGATTTAATTTTCTTTTTAAGAGTATCATGCGGTAAAAAGTTGCCGTCCTCTCCTCTAGAAAACATCTCCTTTTCAAACCCGCCCTTCTCAAAGGCGTTTTTGAACTCGTAGCTTCCCAATTCGTCGTATACAACCTTTCTAAACGCAGCCTCTTCTGCTGCTGCTTTTAATTTTGAGAGTTCTTTCTCCGATTTCTCAACAGCGCCTTTCAGAGTTGAATTCTCCGTTTCAAGCGTTTTTAATTTTTCTGCGATTTGAGTGCCTGTTTTACCTGCATCTTCCTTTTCAGTTTTCCACCCCTGTTCCTTTAAGTGGAGTGTATCTCTAGACGCTTTTAACTCGGTCTTTAAATTCGCATTCTCAGTTTTATACTCACTAATACGGTTAACTAATTCCTCCATGCGTCCTTCCAGGACACTGACCTTCTTTAGAAGTTCTGCTTCTGTCATATCAAATCTCCAATCACAAGAGGTTCAATTGATGTTCTATCTTATCTAAGATAGTATTAACGCCATCAATCGTATAATTACCTATTTTATCATTATTAGCAGAATTCGACACATTATTTATTGCATCAGCCGCTCGCTGCTTAATTTCTTTATCAATCATCTCAATAGCGCTGCCCGCAGCATCAAATATATCATTCGCGTCCTGCTGTCCTGCACGCTGTCTAATAGCTGTCAAAGCGGAACGGTAGACTTTCCCGCCTTTTCCGAAAGGATATTTATAATGCGCCTTCGTCATCATCCCCTCGGCATCATCAACACCAAGAAACCATTCTCCGTATTTGCTCCACGCATTCTCATCCATCATTTCCGTCATCATCGCATTCTCGTCATCAACGCTCATAGACCATTCAGATGTTTTATCTACTTTGCCGCCGTTTATCAAAGCCTTTAAATTCGAATTACCTTTAGTATTCAATGAAACTGCCATCTCACCCCCCTTTTCTGAAATCCATTTTACCGCTGATAAACGAAATGGATTCCCCTACTGTGTCTAATTTATTAAATATAGCCTGCATTTTCGTATTTATTTGATCCATATCTGAGGCGCAATCATCTTTCGGAACGTACTCGTGCTCCGCCTCCCTTATACGATCATCCAATTTTTGCTGCTTCTTTGTAAGTTCTATTATATCACCGCGCATCTGAACTATCAAAAAACATAGGATCATTAAAGCAGGAGCAGTTCCGTACTGTAACAACTGGGCGAAGCTTATAGGGAGCATATCAATCCTCATACGTTATCGAAAAAGATATTCTACTTAGACAGACGGATTTTACAACATCAAAAACATAGGAGGACGACTCATCCTCATACTTAATAGTTACGCCGTTGGAAAGAATGTCGTCCAAGTTATTTATATTCGACATACTTATATCTCGCGATAAAAAATCCGACAGTTTATCAAATGCAATTTCAGCCAGCCTAAAATTATCAAGATTGTTACGAGCAACAATTACCACCCTCATTTGAAGTCACCCAGGATAGAGGTATCTTCGTCAAATAAAATGCCCTTATCCCCGTTAAATGGTTCAGTATGATCAACATCGCCATTCCAAATGGCAGCGGGAATATGCTCGAAAGCGTCGCACTTATGATCCGGCATTCGATCTTGTTTGAAATGTTTGCAAATTATACAATTCGGAAAAGGTATCATCACGGCCCCCTATATCTGTCATACAGCGCTAATATCTGCTCGTCGTATTTGATTCCGCTCATAATACCCGAAAATGTCTCTGCCACGAATTCCTCTGCGTTAGTCGTAGCGTAAGCGCTGACGTGCTTTTTTATAATAGCGACTTGATCAGGTAAGAATTTGATGTGCTTAGCCGTTTCATATAAAGACCCTCCTATTTTGTCGAAGTGGTTTTTATGTGCCAATTCGTGGAATATCACGGCTTTCGGGCTGTCAGACGCTAAAAAGCCTTTCAGCGCTTTGCCGTAAGACCGCTTCTCCGTCGCATTCCACCATTTGAACGGCGCATCTTTATTCAAAGTTATTTTGTTATCTGCTCTCCTAAAATACGCGATAACACGGGAATTCTTTTTAAGGTAGTCATCATCCGATACGCCACGTATAATAACGTTAGCAGGTAGACTATAACCTCTATCGGCTAAATCTTTAAAAGCATCCGCCGCAACAGATGCCATCTTGTCGCTGCTCGCTTGCGAAAAGTCTACATTTGAAACGCCCGAAGCGCGAACACGATCCTCACTGCTCTTTATGCCCTCTGTAGATACAATCGTCTTTGCCGCACGCGGCGCTGTATCTTTCAATACGACATCCGGCATACTATACTGCATTCTGTACGTGCTCTTATAGTTAGTAAGTATACGATTGATCTCACCTTTACTTAATAAGCGTAATCTGGCTGTATGCAATGCCGTTGCGTCGAACTTTTGAGGCGTCAATTTTCCCGACAGCACATCCAACTGCTTTTGCACGTTCGAATAGAAATGCCCATCTTTCCTTCGCGGGAGGTCATTCAGTATCTTGCGCCAATTCTCCTTCTGCTCGTCTAGGTGCTTTTCTATGTCTGCTTGAACATCTTTCCACTCCGGATCGATATACACTAGATCGCATCGACATAGCATACGAGGAGGTACACCATAGCTGCTCTCCATCTGATCGACGGGTATAATACCTGCGAGTGTGGCTGCGGCGCATATAGGTTTAGTTCGATCATCCATAGGATTCGAATTAAATACGCTTCTAACACCCTCTTGCTGTGTTGCACCGACTTCCGTGTAAAAGTTAATAATGTCACCGCTGTACGAGTTTAAGCTATTAAGCGTTGTAGAATACAGAGTGCCCCCGTCTGCTACATTCACATCGCCATCAGCACTAAGCAGCTTATTACGCAAAGATTGACGCGACATATGGTAAACAATTCCGCCCTCTAGAGCGCTTTTTATGTATGCAGAAGCGCCCTCCATACTTCGAGCGAAGGATTTTGTTGCATCCTTATTCAACCCCGCAGCGTCTTCTATTTCAGCGTCCGACAGTTCAGTAAATGCTTTATTTCTACCTTTACCTAAATACTCAATATCAATGCGTTTCAAATCTTTATATACTTCAGTAGCGGAAACCCCAACCGCAGTAAATACTTTCTTAGAGCGGTTTGCGTGCTTATTTATTTCTGCTGATGTTTTGCCCACTACAGATCGAACAATCCTGCGGTTGTTAGATGAGCTTTTTATTATATCATTATCATCCGCTTCAAGACCGCTAAGTGCAGCGTCTATTATACGCGATAGGGGTGTGTTAGCTTTATCCGACACTTCACGCGATAGAGAGCGCAAACTATCAATATACGCATCTTTCAACTCTGCCTTTTCTTTAATACTTTCGCGTAATTTATTTAGCGGCATTTAAATCGTCTTGCACCCTGTTAGCCGCCTGCCGGAACTCCTGAAGCCTTTTTATAAAGTCTTCGACGGACTCCTCGGGCGACGTTATTCCGTAGCTCAGTGTTTGATCTAATACCTTCTTCGTGGCCTCGACATTGAAGTGAACCTTTTTAGCCGCATCCTCTAAAGTACCTATATCAGGGTCTCGTTTTAAATACAGTTCGTACGGGTTTGTCAACCCCAATTGTAAGTCCTGTGCAGTCCGCTTCAAATCCTCCTCCACATCGAGAGGCAGAGGAACCTCGCCATAATCTATTTGAGGCTTTAAATCAGAGATATCTCCGATCCCCCATATCCCCTTAGATGCGAGGATTATCTTCTTCCACAACTGCATCTCTGACGATCCGTACGATGCCTTTCTTTGTGACCATACTTTCTCAACAGGGATCATCTTCACGCGTAATGTGGACGCGGACTCAACACCCTGCTTAGAACTACCGGCTAAAACCTCAATCGGAACTCTGGACAAATCCATAAGGTCTTCCCGAAGTGCGCGGAGCGTTTTTAAGCACGCCTCGATTTTAGGATCAGGAGTTATGTATTTTGCATCCGCGTCGGGACTCGAATCTTCTATCATACGTGTAGGCGCTATATTTAAAGGCGCAGGAGCTTCCTGCGTTTCTGACGCGGGGCGCTTGACAAATAGCAAAGAGAATTGCTGCATGCGGACTGTCCGCATAACGTCCATCCACATAGAATTATACGCTTCATTAATGGATACGATGGAATCTATCTTGGAAATGCCATACGGGGAATTGGCATCCTCATCAGGTCTGAAAAAAACAATGGGAATGAACGGCTCGCCCACATCGTCTACAAAAGCATTGCTCTCGTCATAAACCTTATCTACGTGCTTGCCAAAAACTTCGTATATGACAACACGATTTCGTGACCACCCCTCAACACGCAGCCCTAGGCCGCGCTGATCATCAGCATCGAAATTGTACGCTATTATCACGTGCTCTACACCGTCCGGCTGATCTCTGCTCGTAGCAATTTTTATATACTCGCCCGGAATAGCATCTAGAAATAGCTTTGTTTTAGTGGCATTAGTTCTTATGACAACGCCGCACAGCGCGGAAAGCTCTGCTATTTTTTGTACTTTTTTGAAGAATCCGTGTAAGTCAAATGAGGAGGATATCTTATCGTATATCTCTCTATTAATTTTTGTTTTAAACACGCGTGTTACAGGCATTTGATATACGCCAGACATATACTCATCGATGACTGCGCCAGTATAATTAAATACGGCTTTCTGCTTAGATTTAAACTCATCGTCAGATTCGCCAGGATATTGCCTCGCGTAACACAACTGATTTCCGCCATAAAAATCCCAATTCTTCTTTGTCTGCTTTATCCACTCGAGACGGCTTCCTTCAATTATTCGATATAAACCGCCCTTAACAACCTCCTCAACTTGAGATTCGAACAGACCATTAGCCATCGACAGTACTCCTTAATTCAAAAAGCTCGACTGCTTTTATCGCAGTTTTGCCTGAACTGACAGCAGTAAAAGTTACTTTATACAAACCCTCTTGATCTGTCGTTGCCGATTGGAAATCGTATGAATATACGCCAGCGCTAACTTGAGCACAAGAAGTCGCCGACAGCTTGACTGCCCCGTCTGGATAATTTACCGTCACTTTAACAGAAGTCGGATCGTGAAGATTGCCGTCAGAATCTTTAACAGTGACTTCTAATTTTATTGTAGTCCCAACTGTGTATTTCCGTCTAACCATTTTTAATTCTCATAAAACGAGTTCATTGCTATGTCAATTAAGTCGCTATCTGCTATCAATTGCTCTAAGTAATCCTCTGATGCATGCGTCATCTGAACAAAATCCGAACATTCGACGTCCCGTATGTACGGAATTTTCTGCTCGACAGCAAGAAGACCAGGGTAGCACCACAGCAACTGCTGCCTATCTCCCTGATCGATAAGCCCATCAGGGATCGGCAATGTGCATAAAACAGATCCTCTTTTATTTATAGTATCCAAGGCCATGTTAACTACCTGCTGTCATAATATCTTTTGTAAACGTAGTCCCATCGTCACTGACCTGTGCCTTAATAATATTAATGCCCGAATTATTATAAATCTTCTCTACTGATACTGACTGCGTTTTTTTATTTCGGAGCCACATATATATTAACATTAAAGCACTCTCAAAAGTCGGAGTCGCTGTGGGTTGAGCCTGCGTCAACTCCGCTATAGTATCAACCTTCAACACGTCAGAAAGCTCAGCATTTACCTGCGCAGCGGAAATATTATTCAACGCTGCGATATTAGCTATGATCGTGCTTAGCGTGATCTCATTTGCAGGGGAGGCGGGCAAATTGTCTGTTTTTGCTTTTACTGCGGATACGTCTGTCTGCATAGTTGACAGTGCCGACGCTGTCGCTGCGTTATTTGTTCCTCGCATTGTTTGTCGTATTTCTGTCTGAAATATAATACCAGTTGTATCTGTGATTTCGTAATCATTAGATGCAACCGTAATTTTCTGTCCCTTAAACGTTATTCTAACGGAGTCGCCTTCAGCATATCCCGATCCTGAATCAAATACCTCGTCATAATAAATCTGCCCCGCCGAGTCAGAGCAAGCAGCGTTGGTAACTACACTCGACCAGGATGCCCCTCCGATAGCTTTCCTATCAATTGAAACAGTACCAGGTATAATTTCAGCAGCAGATGGCAGATCGTCTATGGCATTCGTCAAAATCAACCCGAGGCGCACAGTCGCAGTGTTAGCTAAGTCAACAGAAGGCGGTATCATGTATGATACGTTAAGTATATCAGAAATAGACCCGCCGCCACCGGTTACCCAAGCCGAGTCTCCTCTATCTCTAATGGCCTGCAAAGAGTCAGTTGTACGATCATATGTAGCAGTGCCGTCATCCATAATCTGATCTATATATGTTCCCGCAGGTATAGCGGGAATTCCACTGGCGGTACCGGCTATGTGATCGAGATTGACATCTGCAAGCGCCGCATCAACTTCAGCATTGACCTGTGCAGTGGAAACATCATTAAGAGCATCTAAATTAGTTTTTGTGCCTGCTATGCTATAGCCAGCCTTATCGTCATTAGTACCAACTGTTACTTTTCCAGTTGTAACCGTTATAGCCATATTGCTGAAGTTCGCCGGAGCGGATGAAGCGAGTAAAGCGTTATCAGTGCCTCTCATATCAGTATTAGTTGTGCAAGTTCCTATAGTGCTATTAGCTTTATTATAGCCTGTGCCATCATAGTCCGATTCCAGATTGCCGGCGGCAGCCGAATCGCCCGATACTGACACAACATCGGCAGAGACTGTATTTGTTACGCCCGTCACAGTTGGGATTGTATTGTTAGTTCCTGCATAGCCTGTTCCGTCAAAGAACGCCTCAGCATTGTTTGCGGCAGCAGAGTCATTACTAATACTATTGACATCCACCTCAGGCTTATTTGTTGTTGCCGACAGTGTAACCGCAGTACCAAGCCATTTACCAACATCAATGCGGCTATTGGAGTCAACAGCCAATGTATTTGCCGGTGTTGTGGAACGAACCAGGTCATCTACATTAACAGCAAATGTATGTATCTCAATAACTTTTGCAACAGCCCCCGTAGCAGTGAACTTTAACATTATCTGGTCATGATTCATTTCATCCGAAGTAAGAACTAATGTATACAATCCGGATGTCGAAATCTCCGCTACAGATGCAGCTATTGATAATCCCGACCATGCTCCTGCGCCGTCTTTGTAATAACCAAGCTTCGTAACTGAAAGACCACTTTTTAAATTTGCTGGCGTTGTGGAGTCAGTCATGGAGAACTTTATCTCCACAGCCACATTCTTTTTCAGATATAATGTCATTTCCTCATTTCCTCCACTGTAACCTCCGGTTCCGGATTCTTGACGCTGAACAGCGCCAATATCAGTATATCCTTGTGTTAGCCCGCCCGGAAATACCCCAGGAAATCCAAGCGCTTTTAAATTTGTACCAATTGCAAAATTATGTAACAATGCCGCCTCGTACACTACAGAGCCGCTGTCACCAGGGTTGGGGGATAGTGTTACTGTTGTAGCCGTATGTGCGGTAATCAGACACCAGCCTACGGCTGCACCAGATATTACGTATAGATAATCTACGTTATCTTGTACGTTACTGAAATTCTGGACGCCATCTGACAGCACGCCGCCTGAAGTGCTCCCTGTTCCTGTTAACTCTGTTACGTCTGTGAATTGCGGATTAAGGGATTTGCTATTTACACCTTTATTTACGTTAGTAACATCCGTATCGTTATTGTAAAAATCGTTATAATCACAAATGACCCCCCGCTGACCGGATGTTCCGTGACTTACGCCTGTTGCACATCCAGCTATAATATTGTTTATTATAGATATATTACCCTCGCCCGCTGCCAAGGTTATTCCTGTTCCATATGTCGAGGATGATCCGTATAAAGTGTTTGCATTTATCAGAATCATACTAACAGTAGCGCCCGTAAAACCTACAGCAGCAAAAGTGCATGCTGTAATTATGCAATCACCAATCAACACATTTATACCTGCCACACTCGACGCTATCCCATTTTTACTATTATGTATGTAATTAGTAGTAATGTAATAACTTGTGTTGGAGTTAACTAAAAGAATGGCATGTCCAGCTACAGATATTTCCTCACACGAATAAGAATGGTTACTGCCTCTAAGTCGTAGTGCAGGTCTATCCGTGGATGTACTTGTATTTACAAATTTACATGCAGCAGTTCTACTGCCTGTCTGCATGTCCACGCCGGACGAATGTGTAGTTGTTATTATTAGATACTGAAGATACCAATCAGAATTAAAGAAAAGAGACTGTGCACCGGCAGCAATTGTCGGTCTTGCTAATCCCGCAGGGGCATCTCCCCGCACAGAATTGTATCCCTCAACACGTATTTGTGTCGTTACACCACCGCCATTAGCAGCAATCACACTCTCTCCAAGCGTATAACTGCCATTCTTAATGAAAACCGTGTTCCCTGAAACGACTATGTCAAAAAAGTCATCATCGAGCGTTGATGCTAACGACATTGCACCGCCAACATAGAATGTGCCTCCGCTTCCCCCCGCCGACGGGGACGGTGTCCTGTCTACAACAACATTGTTCGTGTTAGTGTAAGATACGATCTCATACCATCCAACAGTAAAGTTCGTGCCCGCCGTAATGTGTATAATATTCCCGGCCATTACAGGCGTAAACCCGCCGCTAGCAGATGTGACCGTGGTTGCAGCCGCTCCCGATGTGGAGAGGTCGGTATTCGTAAGTTCAGCGGCGTCTTGCTGACTGTAATCGACACCAAATGTGCCGCCAGTCGGCGTTCCAACTGTTGCACATCCAACAACAGTATTGGCTCCCCACGATCCAGTCGTATTGTTATACTGAACAGCGACACCAATTCCGGCTGCAAGGGTAGCTTTATTCGTTGCGACGGATGCGATCTGATAGAAGCCGGGCGTCCAGTTCGTTCCGGATTTGATGTATACCCAAGCTCCCACATCTCCTGCAACAAAATTATAACTAGCCGAGGACACGACCGGGCTGTCTGTGTTCCCTGTGCCCGTATCGCAGGCCAGATTCGTCAGAAAATTGATGTTGTCGATGTTAAAACCGCCGCCGTTGACATTGTTCGCTGAGGCCGTCGATTTAATCTCCCATAATGTTCCTGCTGCTAACGCCATTTTCGCCTCTCTTATTCAAGCAGTTCAGCGGGAAATTTGATCTTAGTGGTGTCATAATTTCCTGCAAGGATATCAGCCAATTTCGGCATATCCTCTCGCTTTTCAAGTCTTCGGATAGGAATGTATTTTGGTTCAATCGCATAACCTTCAAACTGTAAAGATTTGGAGTTTATCGGTTTTATCGGCTTATCCGCCTGATCTATTTCCCAGTCTTCTAAGTCGTTTTGGCAATAAAAACGCTCTGTGCGACAATTTACGACCGTATTCCCTTGCGGAATATACACATTCATAAGATTGCAGTTATAAAAAGTCACGCCGGTCATGTTTTTCGGAAATATAATAGAATCCGGCTGCTCGCGTGAATAACAGGTTGCGTATATGTTTGTGCCGACTGGAACATTTTCTTTTTCAAGGCTATGAAGGACATGCCCCTTTTGGGAGAATTCCTCACTCATCTCCACGAACTGGCCATCGTACAAAATTTTCACTTCACGGATCCCTCATAAACAACAGTAATCTCCTGCCGGTTCAGATTCGCAAAAATAACTTCTTGCGTACAAGCGCCTTTATTTTCTGCGCACGTCTTCTCGCCGCTCTGATGACGCCAGTACATCCGGTATTCCATTACAGTCTCATTCGGCGGATTGGGGTCCCAGGTAAAACCGCTGTCTGCAAAGCCTCTCTTGACTAATGAAAACGATAAAAGCACAATAAAAAGCAATCTTCTCATTTACAGGGCTCCTATCGCTATCCAGTAAACATCCCGTGCTGTCGTACCGGCAACCCATCTGCCTGCCGATGAACCATCCAGTTTTGAAACGAATACGTGAAACTTTCCGGCAGTCCCACTCTTCTGTACCCGAACTGCCATCTCATTAAGTGTCGGCTCATAAGCAGGGTATCCGCTGGCGAGGCTTGCTACAACCTCATCAATACTGGAAAGTCCTGAAACTACATCTATCGCTTCTCCGGCTATAGTTGTTGTGCCTGAAATTACTGTGCGGTTATTTGTTGTAGATTTCACAACCTTAGAATCTTCCGACGGCGCAATCTGAATTTCGATAACAGAGGCGCTCTTGGCGATGCCCACCTGCTGTGGATTGGTTGAAGGTTTTGTTTGTGTAATACCTCCTGAACCATCTGACCATATGATGCCACCGGGAGTTAAACTCGAAAACCCGCCAATCCTGCCTGCTGTCTGAATCTTACATGGAGAACCAGTAACAGCAGCAGTATGGACGAATGCTATAGACGTCGTCGGACCGGAGCCATTCACCTTCCATGCTTTCCCATCACTCTTAATACCAACGACATCACGCACAGAAAGATTTTCACCGGCAGTAATAACCCCTCCACCGATAAGGCCGTCCATCGTGCTGATATCAGCATTTAAAGCGTCATCGAAATTTATCGTCCCCTCTGCGGGGGTTTCGAATGACCAATTATCTGTGAATGACATTCCCGTACTCCGATATCATATTTGTAATTAGGGAGGTAAAATGTGTAATCATAATTCTGTAACTATATGTAAAATAAACGAGATTATTTTGGCGCTATAATTGCAATTATAAATACTCAATTAACAAATAAAGGAGACTACCCGATGAAAAGAAAATTAAATACAGTGAGAAAGATTGAAAATTTCATAACTGCTAAAGAAATAAAATTTGAAAACCGCCGTCAGACGGCGGAGAGTCTAATTCAAATCGCCACCGTGCAAGCAGTGGCAAACTACATGGGAATTTCGCGGAGGGGTGTATGGATGCACTGCACGACACACTGTGCGCGCAAACACCCTGTAATACACCTTATATAAAACGCGCGAAGAGTACAGTTAATTAACTGTA